GCAATGGCTTGCAATTTCAACGTAACGTGCCACAGGTTCTCGAACTGACCGCCGAGGAAGTGAAAATTTTTGAAGATGACCGATACATGGAAATCAAAAAGGGAGCGCCAAAGGATAAAAGCGCGGATGTTCCAGTCAGCAATGATGACGTACTACCCCCAGCAACAACAGGAAATGCCCCAGCCATCGACGACCCTAACACAGAAGATGAAACTATCACTGACGAAGGTAAGGCTAGCGATTCTGACGAAACAGAAACATCTGATAGTGAAACTGAGACACCAGCGACTGGTGAAGATAGAAAAGTAAAACTGTTGCAGAAGTCTCGCAAGGCAGTTAATAGCATTGCTAAGAAGCTCGGCGTAGAGAATGCCGACCAAATGGCTAATAAAGAAGTCGTTGCAGATGCTATCATAGAGGCAGAATCTAAACTAGGAGAATAAATATCATGGCAGCAGCAGTAAAAGATTACTCGACTCTGCAAGATATTCGAGAAGAAGCCGGCCATCAGCACCAAAAAGTGCAAGAAAGTATGGTCGGCTCTGCCAATGGTAGTAACGCAATCTTTTACGTTGCTAAGTTACCACTCGTAGACCACAACTACGACGACGCTGTGGGTATCACAGACGCGATTGTTTACGATGATGGCGTACCGGTCACTATTTCAGGAATTAACGCTGACACAGGCGCTATAACGCTTGCTAGCGCACCGGCTAATGGTTCGGTTATGAAAGCCAGCTATTGGTATTCAACCGTTACTGATACGCGCGTTACTGGCGTCCGGCTTGAAGCTATTGACTGGTTGCAGAAAAAGTTGGTTGGTGTTATTGATTACACTGCTTGGGAGCCGTCCGATGTACCGCCAAGCCTAAAAACTATTGTGCGACTCTTTGCTGCTGCTCTGATAATGATTAGAAGCTACGGCGAAAATACCGATTCTGAACTTGTTAGCAAAAACGGTTATAAAAAACTAACTCAGGCCAAGGCTTTATTAACTGATTACCTAGAAAGTATTGCCGACAACTCAGGCACGACCACACCGGTACAGGCTACCGTCAAATCAGACGGTAACTTATTCCGACGAAATACCGACCTCACTAACAACGACTTTGACACGAACGGCACAGACGAGTTTTTTCACAAGGATAACTAGCGATGATTGAGCTACAAGCTGACATCGAGGGTGAGCGCGAACTTAGCCGTCGACTGCTTATAATGTCTGACGGCCTCGAAGATTTTACTACGCCATTGACTAAAATTGCCGGTGAGCTTACAAAAAGTTTTGATGAAAACTTTGATACGCGCGGTTCATTGTTTGGCGGTTGGGCGCCAGCTAAAAGGGATTATGGCCACCCACTCATGGAAAAAACCGGCGAAATGCGCAACAGCTTCGACGACCAAGTGTTCCCTGACCATGCGATTTTAAGCAACCACGCACCGTATTTTCCGTACCATCAAAGCAACAAACCTCGCCAAAAACTGCCTCGGCGCGTTATGATGAAGATAGACCAGCAACGCAAAACATATATCGTTAAAGCGTTTCAGGAGTTTATAGTTAGGTTAACAGGGGGCATTAGATGAAAGTCATTGTGGCAGATTGTGAAAGGTGCAAGATTAGAAACCTAGTTTACTCCGTAGGAATTAGCAAACAACTGCTTTGTCTTTATTGCGTTAGAGTAACTAGAGCAGAGGTTAAATTATGAGCGAATATCGCGACCCGATTATACAAAAGATTATCGACACGCTAGAGTCCGAGGGTCCACAGGAATTGCGCGGTAAGTACCAGCATGGCGACACATGGATGCCGAACAAAGAAGAATTGCCAGTGGTCACAGTTAGCAAAGACAATACGCGAATAGGCGCTGCAAGCAACGTAGAGGACGACCAGCTATTGCCCATCGTGATTAACGTGATTTATGACTATATGCGTGACTTAACGCAGTCTAGCGACCTTGCTGTTGGCGTGACTACACTTTATGACTACTGCGAGGGGCGCGACGCCACAACTTACATGCTCAAATCAGATAGTATTGCATACGTCTTGCGTAAATACCCTAAACTAGACAACGACCTGTATATTTCCCTCGGTCCGGGTGAAGAATTGCAGATTGATTACGGTATGGGTGTTGAGCGCCGAGGTCCCGGTATATTTTCTGTCGAGGCGGTGATACGCTTTAATGTTCGATTCCAGCAAATTCGTCCGGGTGCAAGTTAGTTGCTACTGGTATAATGTAGTAGTACAATGCAAGCAAGGAGATAGTATATGTCGGAAAAAGTCCAGGAACCAAAAAAAAGCGAACAATTATATTCGTTTCCTGAGCATGGCGTAACGGTATATGCTACGAATATGGAAAGTGCATTAAAGCAACTTAAAACGGTCTTGAGAGGAGAATCTAATGACTAAAGTTATAGGTAGACTGAGTGCAATTGGTCTTGGCAAAGAGAGTTCCGCCGGTACTGCCGTAGCTCCAACATATTGGGTTCCAGTACGTTCTATTGATTTTGATGACAAAATTGAGGTAATCGACAACGATTCAGCCTTTGGTCGCATTGAAGAATTAAACGATAGTGACATAAGCCAGCTTTATGCAGAGGGTACTTACGAGGGCAAAATCTTTTTGAACAGTGTCGGCATGGAACTTGTCGGCGTGTTTGGTCAAAGTCCTACCTCTACGCAACGAACTAGCACCGGTGTTTATGACCACGTTTACGCGTTGCTAAACAGCAACTCACATAAGTCACTAACTGTTGCTTACAAAGACGGCATTCAGGACGTCCGTTTTCCATACGGAATGATTGACAGCTGGAAGTTTGAGGCTGCAGTCGATGATTACATCAAGCGAACAGTTAGCTTAATGAGCAAAAAATCTGCCAGCTCTAGCAATACCGTTGCACACACAAACGAAATTGAGTTTATCCCTAGCCATATCGTATTCAAGCAAGCCGACGCGCAAAGTGGCCTTGGTGCTGCAAGTGCAATTAAGATTACTAATTTCCAGTTTGAAATTAAAAAGAACGTCGAAGCCAGCTATGTACTTGGTTCTAACGAACCAGACACCCTTAACAACAAGCAATTCAGCGTAGAGGGTAGCTTTGAGGCATTTTTCGAAGATACTACACAGCGCGACCTTGCATTTGCTCAGACAAGCAAGGCAATGCGTATCGACATGCTAGACGCCGGAACAATTATCGGCTCGTCCGGTTCACACAATCCTGAACTGTACTTTGACTTCTACAATGTCAAATTGAGCTTCGAGCGTGGCTGGGATAGTAACGACATTCTTACTCAGACCATTAACTTCAAAGCTCTATATTCTATCTCTGACACTGCTATGATTGGTGCGCGATTGACCAATGCAGTTGCTTCGTACTAGACTATAGAAAACTAAGGAGACCAACGATATGACAGATACTAACTCTAACGAGCCAATAAAATTAACCACGACCAACGGCCACAAGGTTGTTATTCGACCTTTTGTACCTCCACGCATGGCCGGTGAAACTCGCGATGTATTTTTGGAATATGCCAAGCTAAATCCGAACGCACTTAAAGGTGAAATAGCAGAAGAATCTGCAAGCAACCTAGACTTTAAAGACGGCATACCGGCAACTATCATCGGTCGTATTAACGAAATTACTTTGCGTCGTATGGTTATTAGCATTGACGAAAAGACCGGTGATGAGGCTTATAATTTTATGATGGACGATATACGCCAGATAGATAACCGTGAGATTGTCGAAAAGTGTAATGAGATCAGCAAAGCAACCAGTCTAACACCGGAAAAAAAAAGTACTTAAAAACTAAATATGCCTGGGCGCTACAGTCCTCGCAAGGTGGTACAATCCCTAAGGAACTAGCCATTGCCTCGATGTGCCAATATATGCACTGGACATATCAAGAGTATATGGAACAACCAGAGTGGCTTTTAGAGTCAATTAGGATTAAAATTGAGGAAGAAGCACTACACCAGCAGAAAGGCAAGTGATGGGAAATGACAGCGAGCTAAACATAGTTGTTAGGGCAAAAAACGAAGCCTCTCGCGTACTCGGTGGAATTAAAGACGACGTCGAGGGCATTGGCGGTGGTATTAAAAATGCCTTTGCAAGTGCCGTCGGTCCATCTACTGCACTACTTGGTGGCGTAACTGCTGCTGCTGCAGGAGTTGGCGCTTTTGGATTTGCCAGTGTTAAGGCTTTTAACGAAGCAGAAC